TCGGGCAATCATCATTGGTTTCATAGAAATTAATTTCGCTCTGTGCCTTCTCGGCATTGTCCTGTATCTTGACGATGAGACTGTTTAGCTTGTTGGACTTGCCAACCAGCTTCTTCTCACCAACGACTTCAGATTGAAGCTTAACGATCTCTTGATCAAGAGACGCCTTTTCTTTTTCCAAAGTAACTATTTGAGATTTGCTATTTGCAATGTCTCTTTGTGTCTTTTCAATATGAAGAGTTTTTGTATTGGTAATCTCGTTGATCAACTTTTTCGTTGATTCGATCTTGACCTTTACAACTTCCCTACGATGAGAAACGTCACTCATCTCATCCTTGATTGCTTGAAGCTTTTGCTTCAATACAACATTCATGGACGAAAAGATTTGTATATCCAAAAGATCTTCTATGATTGCACGACGATCTGCAGCAGACAACTGCATGAACGGAACAAAGGTAGATGAACCAAGAACTACGATCTGGGTAAACGACTTGTAGTTCATCTTGAGAATGAACTTTTCAAGATACTCTTGGTAATCTCGCGAAGACGCATCTTGATTGACTAGTTCATTGTCACAATAGATTTCAAACTTGCCCGGCTTGATTCCGCGAAGGATCTTGTAGGATTTCTTACCTATGATGAACTCTATCTCGACAACGCAGTCTTTTTCATTGACGCTATTCAATAGTCCTGGCTTATTGATACCGCGAAATGGTTTACCAAATAGAGCGAAAGTCAACGCATCCAAGAGTGTTGACTTTCCGCTTCCATTGTTTCCTACGATTAGTGTTGTAGGAGATTTGTTTAGTGTAATCTCCGTGAAGTCATTTCCTGTAGAAAGAAAGTTTCTCCAACGAACTTTTTCAAAGAGTATCATACTTTTTCCAAATTTATTGCTTCCAGATAAAGTTCTCTGAGAATCGATTTAAGCTTATCGGCAGAATCCATTTGAAGACCATCGACATACTTATCAAGTATGGTCATGGTATCTTCACCTTCATCTATGATATCACTATCGTCCTTATTTGTCAAATCGGAAAAGTCTTCCACGATGCTTATGTCCAAAGGAGCAGCATCGATCAACTTTTGCATGAATCGCTCAAACAAGAATGGATTGGTCTTGTGCAAAACCAAAATCTTCACATATGTTCCTGTGTACTCGCTGAAATCAAGCTTTTTCAACTTATCGAAGTCCAAATCGTTCTTGTCATCATATGTAATCTTGAAGAACATTTGATATGGATTTTCAACGAATGCCAGTTCCCTTGTATCTGTATCAAACACGTGGAATCCACGCTTATCATCATAGTCTGCCCATGTCATTTGATATTGATTGCCTAGATAAACAATATGACCATCTGTAGACTTGTGGTGAAAATGACCAGAAAGAACCATTTCAAACTTGTCAAATACCGAACGATTCATTCCATCGCGACAAACATTACCGCGATCCATTTCAAATCCAGCTATCTCAAGATGACCAAATGCTACCTGTGCTCTGCTTGCCTTGATGTGGTCAAGAGTTCTTTGCTGATTTTCGACGTTAATCCAAGGTAACAGGCAAATGTCAAAATTATCAATAGAGATGTCGCAAGGTTCCTTATAAACTCGAATGGTATCACTCTGTTCAAAAAGTTCTTCAATCGCATTGATATCGTTTGTATTCTTGTATGGAACATCATGGTTTCCTACCAATACATGCAGCTTTACATTCATCTCCTTTAGACGACCAAAGAACTTGTTTCTCCAACGATTGAGGATGACATAGTTGATGAACTTGCGACGATCAACGATATCGCCAAGATGAATGACTGTGTCTATGTTGTTTTCCTTGAGATATGGAAAGAAGACATTGTCCCAGAAACGAAAAAAATAATCATCAAACGCAAGAGAATCATTTCTTGCGCCAGCATGAGTATCGTTAATGAGAGCAATCTTCACTTGGACGCTCTCTTGAAAGGAGTTACATTGCGATTGGCTTTGGCATACTCTGCATCATACTTTGCTATCTTGTCATTCATAAGATCGCGCATACGCACAAGACGTTGACGAAAGTTTTGTCTCTTCCAAACATCTTGCGATTGATCCAGCATGTTTTTCATCAAGTATTCAATCTGACTTGGTAATGACTCTTGTTCAGCCATTTGTATCTCCTTCGTAAAACTTTTCTATTCCTGTTTTTTTGGTAGACTTTTCTTTCTTTATCTTTCGACTCTGTTCAAAGTTTTCAATGAACTCGGCCATGTTATCATATATTTCTTGACCTTTGACAATGCTAGATTTAATCTCTGTACCCAAAAGTTCAAGATCCTCACCAGTAATGTCATCAAATATTCTTGAATTCTCCAGAGACTTATATTTGACGTATTGTTGTTTCTTTTCTTTAGAGATTCTACGAATGAAAGCATAATACACTATTTGAGTGAAATATGCAAATGGATTCTTCGATTTCTTTGGATCAAAGTTCTCGAAATACATGAGACAATTCTCGATTGCATCGGCAATCATTTCGTCTCTATATGAGTAGTTTGCAAAGTTTGGTCTATACGATAGATGCTCGGCAATCTTCATGAAGCATTCCCCTATGTAATTTGGTATGGGAGGCTTCTCTTCCTTGTTTCGTTTTGCTTTCCTAACCGCCTTTTGATATTTGATGAGAACGGATAGGAATTCTTCGTTATTGACATAATGATTAGATGGGGCTTTTTTCATGACGATTTTCCTTGACTTTCACTTGACAAAGCGATACACTTCTAGTGTTCAGCTTAATGCAATAATCTCTTTTGATTGTTTAGTAGCTTGACAAGACTTGAATATGCATCTGATGCTTCTTCATCTTCCTCATCATCGTGATCTGAATCCATATCACTCGCTTCATTCTTTTGAAGACACTCTTTGTAGAATTCCTTGGTATGAAGAGATGTGTTTGAAATCACGATAGTCTCTTCCTTGCTAATGACAAAGGAACTAGTCTCGACAAAGTCTGATGGTACCCACTCCTGAAACGACAATAGAATACGTCCGGTAGGATCTGCATACTGTCTAATAGCCATTGGATTCTCTAGAGTGACATCATTACCTTCAATTGAAGTATTGGAGATGATGTCAGTTCCATTCTTTAACTTTATGTAGAGTATTTCCATTTTTATACCTTGATTTCTATATTATATAGTTTGAACTCAAAACGTTCTTCGGAGTATATTCTAACACGTTCTTGGAAATGTTTTAATGTAAAATTCTCATGTTTCTTATATCTTAGATCATCCGCAATATCAAAAAGCACAGCTTTTTTCTTGTTGTCTCCTAGTCGAAGACCTCTACCAATTGATTGCAGATTTCGAATTCGACTCTTTGATGGAGAGGCAAATATGATATTGTGTAGATTGCGAACGTTGATACCTGTAGAGAATGTTCCATAAGATGCAACAATGATTGCATTGTTTTCTTTCTCGACAATCGCACGAATATCTTCTCTTGTCTCTGTTTCAGTTCCACCATGAACGAAAAAGACTTTTCTTCCATCAGCTTTTTCTTCAATCAACTTGTGCAATCCCTTTCCATGATTATCGACATATTGGAAAAGAATCAACGTGTTTCCCTCTAGCGAGAGAACCAGATTACGAATAAACTTGTTTCGTGCATCGCTGGTAACAAGATACTTCATCTCATCGATATATTTGGCATCTTTTAGAAGACGACAAATCTCTTCTGGATATTTTAGCACAAGACACTTGATCTCAAAGTCCGAAAGTTGTTTCTTGTCGATTAGTTCTTTTGTGGTCACGGTCTTTCTTACTGGTCCAAAAAGACCTTCAAGAACAAGCTTGTGCGTCTTTGTTCCGTCGAGCGTACCTGTCATACCAATTCGTAGAGACGCTTTGTCCAAGTTTGTCATGATCGTTGTCAATGACTTGGCTTTGAAATTGTGTGCTTCGTCTCCAATCACCCACTCATAGTTGAAGTAGTGCTTGGGTAGTGTATACAAAGATTGCCATGTTGAGATTGTGACAAGTTTGTCGGAAAACTTTTCACGACCAGAATAAATTCTGTGGATATTTTCTTCTACACTCCAGCCATTCTTTGTAGAGTAATCTTGGAAATCTGAATATAGCTGCTCGACAAGAGATGTCGTTGGTACGATAATTAGACCTTTTTTGTCTTGATCGGTCATGTATCTTGTGATAAGATATGCTATTAATGATTTACCTGATGCTGTTGGAGATATAAGCATTTGTCTACGATTACGTATGGAATACGCGAACGCTTCAATCTGATAGTCGCGAGCGTCAATATCTTTGTTACGACTTTGTATATGCAGGGAGTCGGCATATTCCTTTGCTTCGTGAAGGGAGAAGGATGTCGTTTGAAGAACCTCATCATCATAGACAAGGGTGTATTTTCTTTCCTTAGCGAATGACTCAAGATGTGTTATGAGTCCGTAGTACAGTGTGGATGTTCTAGTATCATACAAACGTATCTTGCCATCCCACACTCTACTTTTGAATGCTGGAGTAAATTGATATCCTGGAACATAGAATGTGAAATACTCTGATATTTCGCGAGCGACGCCGCGCTCGCAAGAGATCATTATGTATGCTTCATCTTTTTTTGCTACGATTATTTTTTCAGACACCTTGTGTAAACTTCTGCCATTCTATAGCGTTCTTCAAGTTGAAGCTTCGCTGATGGATTTCCTTGATGATCTTTTCGCAACAATCTACGAAAAGTTCCGTATAGTTTAATTTAGTCTGGATTTCTAGCACATCATCATCGCCAGATATCATTGTGCTTATGTCTGCGCGAAGATACTTTTCACGCATTGGCTCCCAACCAAGTTCAGTCAGTTCATCTGTTCCGTTCAGCTTACCGTCGTAATATCTCCACTTCAATTTGGTAAGTTTATTGAGATCAAATTGAAGTTTTTGACAACGCATCTTTTGCGTCTTGTACACTTCTATGTACTTTGAATGCAGGGACGATAGGCGAATGGATTCTGTACCAAGTTCCGTACTATCGATCTGTGAGTCTTTTTTCCACGACTCCATTAGGTCATCTATGTTCTTGATCATAATATAAATTCCTTGGAATATTAGTGCAATATACACTAAAACTCAAAGAATGTCAACATCAAAATAGGTATATCTGAATGATGCACGCGCAGATAGTATTGTGTTTGCATCGGCGGTATAATTGAACCCTATAGATGATACTGATGTGGGATAGCAGTTTCTAAACGTGACACGAATATTTGGTGTATTTTTATTTGACATGATTGTCATTGTTGCATCGCTGGTTGTTCCGCCAAAATCTTTATTTTCTTTTATCAAGCGACGATGTTGTTCAAAGTTTTTAGGGAATGTAAGACCAATAATCCAATTATGAATTTCAAGCCATGAGCGTAGGTCTTCATCTATCAAGAATGAGACATCGAATGGTTCATATCTTACTTTATCACCTGGCAAGTAATAGTCAACAAATGGGGTGCTTCTAGTCACTTCGGACATTGATAATCCTGGTAGACTGAAGTTTTGACAAAAATATATTAGATTAGGAAGTCTTGTAAACGACAACTGAAATTTTGTCGCCTGAAGAAAACTTGTATTTGTTGGTTGTTGATTTAATTTTGCCATAACTTACCTCTGTAGTATTTATGAACAAAAAGAGGGGGAACCGAAGTTCCCCCTCAAGTTGTAGTAACGCTTTCTTATTGTTCTTCAGATCACAGAAGGTTTGAAACCTTGAAGATACGATAGTAGACGTTTGAACGATTTGATAGGCGTCCAAGACCTGCTGTTACACCTTCAGCAAATGGATTTGCGACCATTCCGTAACGTGTCTTGAATCCGATACGTGGCTGGAATGTGTCTTGTCCGATTGCACGAACCATCTGTAGAGGAACATATGGGCAGTAGAACAGACCAGCGTCATAAGGTGATGTGCCCTTATAACCAACTGTTACTAGTTCAGATGTGTTTGTTCCTGCTGTTGTTGAACCGTAGTAAGGATCGATGTAGACCTTGATACGGTTGTGTAGAAGACCAGCAAATGTGTTGCCTGTGTCGTCTACCTGTAGATCAGCCTGAAGTGCTGGGGTATACTGTAGTACGCCTGCCATTGCCATTGCAGAAGCAACGTCAGATGAGCAGATTACGATGTTACCCTTACCACGACGGGTTGCACGAGCAATTACGTTTGCTTCGCGTTCGATCTGGAAGATTAGACCCTTGAACTTTTCAACTGACCAACGACCATTTGAGTCTGTGTCTAGGTCGAATGTTCCTGCTGTTGTTGTACCAGCTGAGCAACCAAGTACAGCTGTAGAATACACTGTACGGATTACTTCACGGTTGATTTCTGCAAGAATTTCGGTTGACAGAATGTTTGCCAACTCAGTTTCTGCATCAAGACCATGAATTGCCTTCAAGTCCTGAGCAAGTTCTAGAGTGTATTCTGCCTTCAATGCACGCTCACGAGCAGTTACTGTAACTTTTTCGATTGAGAATGCCATTTCAGCAAATAGGTTTGTACCAGAGTCGCCAAGAGCTTCACCCTGAGCTGTTGTCATACCGTTACCAGTGTTGGAAAGAGTATAGTCTTCAATTCCTGGTGTAGAAGTCTGATGATTCTGTGATGCACCGTTTGCACCAAGCTTGTTTGCAGCTGAGAACTTTGTGTTAGCTTCGTTGAAGAGAGCTTCTGTTCCAGTCTGT